CGAATAGACGGAGCAATTATAGAACCACAGAAGTCAGATGTCATTAAAAAATATTTTCCTCCTAAGAAATGGTCTATTGGACCTATGCTAGGAGTTGGGATGTCTGCTGGCTATGGAATAAACGGTAAACCCATTTTTGGACCAACCGTCACCTTTGGTGTTGGCATTAGCTATGGAATCATTAGATTCTAAGGGATCCTAAAATATCCGATATATAAGGCATGCCATACTCAAACTCACAAAGATTCGTACAGATTTCACCTTATTTACTGGTAGAATATCTTTATGCTACTGCACCCAATCCTGAGCAATATTTTGTTAATGCTGGGGTTCCAGCTGTAGGCTTTGAAAAAATAGTCAATGGATACTTTAATGAATCCACACAAATACTCAATAAACTTCAGGACGATCTTACCACTAGAAATACTAGAGATCGAAGCGTAGTTCAAACAGGAAGGAGCAGATTTGTTACCCTAGACGTTGATAGATTAACACAATATCTGGACTATGACGCAAGCCTAACCAATACTGCTAATCTTGCCGTATCTTTCCCATATAATATCGGGGTTTATTATGACACTATTAAGTATCATTTTGTTTCTGGGTATAATTTTGACGATCTTGATGGTGTGATCTTACAGGTTCAATTCACCGAGAAGAATGGAAAGAAAACCACTATGTCTCAGATTCTTTTTGAGAAGGGTGATATCACTACCCCAATATTAAACTCAGATCCGATTTATCTTAATGGTGCGATATACGATCGCTTCATCGAGATTAAGATTCCGTCGTATGCCAATATGACTTTTGAGTTTGATCTGCTTAATGGACAGCCTCTTCAGTCCTCTACACTTGCGGCTAAAATATCCTCTGATGGCAATGGATACGTTAGAAATGCACCGATCAATATTTCACTATTCGAGATCAGAGAAACTAGTTTGGTCAACGGATATGAGAATTATATAGCGGATCTCAGAAATACCCTTTCATTAAGTTCTTTTGATGAATATAACGATTTGGTTGCAGTTGTTCAAGAAAATTCCACTTACGACTATATTGAATATTATCCAACATGGCAGGGTAATTTCATTGAGGAGTTCATTTTTACCGAAAACTCACTGGGAAATCTTTATTATGTCATACATGAGATAGAAGTAAGGGAACAAGTGGGATTGGGGTTATTTACGACATCTAGATTTACGATCATACAAGAAACGGGATTCGAAGCACCATATCTATTCAGACCAATTTTACAGAATCCATTGGCCACTTCATTTACTATTAATTATACACTCAGACTGTTCAATAAAACAAATTCCAATCAGACAATCAGAAGATCAACCGTGACCTCCATGAATGTCAATAAATACGGAAAACAGAATAGTCAGATTAGTATTATACAAGGGGTTCTCCCACAGAAAGTCTATAACAAAGTAGTAGATTCGCCAAAGTTAACCTCAAACTATTCCCTTTCTGCAGGTCCTTCTATTATCAAGGACAGAAAGATCCCTGTATTTTATAAGGACACTAATATCGCAGTCTCCAGGGAGAATATATTCGTAGATGTTAATGGAAATCTCACATCAGAGGCGGGAGTTTCAGATGTAACGGCTATATACGGGCAGGGACTTGCAACTATAGCAGTGGATCCTTTTGATAACTTCTATAAATTTACTGTTTACGAAAAGAAGGGGAACGGAAATCCACAACTGCTTGATCTTGGAAATTCACTCACATACTTCCTTGTCTTTTTAGACTCTGGAAATCAAAGTGTTAGAATAGAAAACATCAAGAGCAATATTTCAATTTCCAATCCGAATTTTGGGCAGATAGCTTTTAAGTGTGTTGAACAGAACTCTAAAAAAATCTTGGGGTTCACAGGAAGAGATTTCTATATAGTTACTAAAACCCCTGATGGCATAGAAACTAAGCTTTATCAAGGTAAATGGAAGACCCAAGCAGAAATCACAGCTTCGACACAAAGTGGACCAACGGGAACTACCAGTTCTCAGGGAGCAGCAGGATCGACAGGAACCACAACGGTAACTGTGACTCAGACTACATTCCCAACTCCAACTCCTACTCAATCGACGCAGATAGCAGGATCAGTTCCCCAAGCTAAGGAAGCTATTAATATTGATGCTATTCCTTTATCTGGATCTGATTTCTATACTATGCAAAGTGGATCTGTTGCAGCTCAATTACCTAAGTCCGTAATATTGGGGCAGGTTGAGACCACATCATCTAGTGCAACTGTAACATCTCAGAGTCAGAGTAACAGGAGAACTACGAATCTAACCAAGAATAACTGGGATATAACATCTCTTGCTCAGTCTATAGCAGGAAATGAAAGTCTGAGACTTGCAACGGAAAAAATAGTCGATTACTATTTCAAGCCAGGAAGTCCTGGATTCAAGCTCTTCTCGGGAATTACGTCCACGGATTTTTTAAATGCTGCATTGCAAATACATCCCAAAAAATCGAATGGAAAATACGATGATCAGTATCTAGCATATTCTAGCTATCTGGATTTTCCTACCTATGATAATTCTGAACTAGAAGCAGGTAAATCAAAATTTAAAAAGAAGAAGTAAGTTTTCTTTTTTTCCAAGCTTCTCTCATAGTTCTAAATTTCAATGTCAATTACTGACATTTGTTAATTTTAAACGCTTCTTAGAGTTCGTAACCTCACTCTCCACGTCTGTTATGTCGCCTAAACTCCTGCGACCTTCTTTTAAAACATTTTGGCTTGCCAACAAATCACGTTGGTGAATAGCTCCACAGCTACCACAAGTCCAAACACGGTCTGATAGTTTTAAGTTATCATTTTTAACACCACAAGAACAAGTTTTTGAAGAAGCATAGTATTTGTCAACTTTATGTACGGTCTTACCATACCAATCAGCTTTGTATTGTAACATTCTAAAAAACTCACTCCAACTTACATCCGAAATTTCTTTAGATAATTGTCTCTTTTCTAAAAGACCTTTTATATCTAAATCCTCTATGAAAATAATATCGTAATTATCAATTAAATAGGTTGAGTAATTATGCAGAAACCATTGTCTTTGATTTACTACCTTTTGATGTAGTTTAGCAATCTTTAATCTACACTTATCTCTCCTATTACTACCTTTTTGTTTTCTTGCGAAGTGTTGTTGTAATCTTTTTAGTTTAGCTTGGTTTTTACTAAAATATTTTGGATTATCAACTTCTATTCCGTCTGATTGAACCGCAAATGATTTAATTCCTACATCTATCCCGCATTCTCGTTGTGTTTTATGTTTATGGTTAATCTCTTGTTCTACTAATATTGAAGCAAAGTATTGACCACTTGTGTTTTTAGAAATAGTTACTGATAGATATTTGAAAAATTCAGGAAAATCTCTATCTTTAACAAACTTAATCTTTCCTATTTTTTCTAATTGAATTTTATTACCAATTATTTTGAATTTTTGATTTGGTAATCTATAACTTTGCTTGTTAGACTTCTTTTTAAATTTAGGAAATCCTAATTGCGATTTCCTATTTTTATTGAAAAGTTGTTTTTTAAACTCTTTGAAATCTATTTCTTTTTGTTGAATTGCAGATGCACTTACTTCTTGCATCCATTCAATTTCTTTTCTTAATTCTGTTGAAGTTTTAAAAACAGGTTTTGGATTAGATTCTTTATCGTAGGTTAAAAAATTAGCAACATTTTGATTCCAAGCATATCTAACACAACCAAAAGTTTTGTTTAATAAAACTTCTTGTTCTCTGTTTGGGTATAAACGGAATTTATATGCTTTTAATTTATTACTCATCGTTTTCTGAAATCTCTTTTATTAGCTTCTCAGTTACTCTTTTACTTCTACGTCTCCCATACAATCTTGCAGTAAAACTAGTTATTATAGATACGAAATCTTGCATTAAATCATCTTCGTCATTAGATTGTGTGTTAACAATTTCTATTTTCCTATTGTCCAGTTCTAACAGTTTTTGTATGTAATTTAATCCGAATCTTGATAACCTATCTTTATGTTCAACAACTATTAAGTTTATACTTCTATCTAATAAAACAGATTCTAATTTTTTACGTTCATCGTTCAAGCCTGAACCTATTTCCGTAACAACTTTGCGAACTTTATAACCTTTAGCATTACAATAAGATAGTAACCTTTCTTTCTGTTTTTCTAAATTGTTTTTATTTTCAGAAGATGATACTCTTGCATATATGCACACATTAAGTATAAAAGGCTGTTCATTTTCAATATTTACAAACACCCTTCCTGTATTTGAATATTCTACTTTTAAAGAACCATCTTTAATTCTACGCCAAAGTGTTCTAACTGATACACCCGACATTTTTGCGTATTTTGATAATTTTACTTTCATATTAAATATAGTACAATAATCGTGCCAAAGTCTTTAATTGTTTATATTTGTCATTATTTTTCATAAAAGGATAACATATCTTTCCGTTTATGATATTTGTTGTCTTATAAATGATCATTGGTAAATTTTGTTGGATATATATCAAAAGGTAAGATTATGTTGTTGAATGCCCGGCAAAATGGGTTTTGGTTCCAGTTCCCTAAAGGATTTTTCTATCCCGAGGTGGAGGATAAGTATGCCCCGTACATCAAGAGAATGCCAATTCCATACGATACGATACTGGACTTTATGAATTCTACTATCCAATCTGTTACTTTTCCAACACTTAGAACAGTTGACAATGTGGAACAGATCAGACCTGGAGGATTTAAGCAATCATATAAAAGCGCAACAGCCATACAAAACCTTATTCAAAGGGAATTCAATGTCACGTTTAAATTGGGAGAAGGATTCATTAATTATTGGGTAATGTATGAAAATTTAATTAAATTTTTGGACTTTCAGAACAAGCAGGAGTATTTTCCTGATCTCACTTTAAGGCTTTTGGATAACGAGGGTATTATTATGGCATCTGTTGCATTTCAACAGGTAATTGTGACAAGCTTGGGTGAGGTTCAGTTAAACTACTCTTCGACTACACCACAGTTTTCTGCTTTTACTGTTGGATTTAGATGTAATTATGTCAATGTCAAACTCGAAATCGGATAATATTCTTTCCATACAAATCCCCGCAGATCCTATATAAAATTTACCATTAACTGTATTTCTTATCTGGTATATCCCAGATTTTTATAATTTTCTTGGTTAAGGCCAAACATGAATATTTTAGAATTACCCATTTTCTACTTGATGTTTTAAAAATTTACAGATCCATATAGAATCTACCATATCTTCTATCGGTTTTTTAACCACACCCTTTGGAGTAACACACGCTTCTCTGTTTGACCCTATTGTTTTAATAAATTCGGAATCAATTTCAGATTCTTTCAGAATAGCATCAAACATTTCTATTTTTTTAAAGTTTCCTTTACCCGCAAATTTTTTTATGGAAGACGGTGAAAATATAAAAAGCCTATCTACGTCGTTACTTATTCTTTCAACCAGAGATTTTCTTACTATGCCGGTAGCCATAGATATATCTATTAGACTGTTTCCAGTAGATCCGAATGATATCCCCTCCATTCCTATATAGGTTTCATCATTAATATCGTCTTTTATAGATTCCATGATCAATTCGTTTAGCCTCATAAATGATAAAATCTTTTCTCTCTCGTTTATGTGGTATTCTTTTTTAGTTGAATACTTCTTATTCTCTAATATAATATCAACATCTGAGCATTTCTTAATGAGCGAAAAATGGTCTTTTTTCTCAAAAATTCTATCTATATTATTTTCCGTTTTGAATATTGATATTATTTTTATGCTGTTCCCGCATATGATTGATATCGCTGTTGAGTTTAAACTCAGATCTATTCCTATAAATTTTTTCATCTTCATATATATTCACTCGAAAAGAGGGAGATATATAGAGAAACTTTTAAACCAGTCAATGGTATAAATTGGGTAAACATTAAAAAAACAATTAAAAAATTTAGAACAATGGAAGAAAATTTTGACATCTTTAACCTGGACAATGAAGCATTCGTAAAGAAAGAAGCTAAGAGAGACGAGGACGAAAATATCTACAAACCCTACCCTGAATTGGGAAAGGACGGAGTATATAAGTCCTTGATTAGGTTTTTACCGAATCTTGCTAATCCCAAGAAATCCAAAATCCATCAATATTATGTGTGGTTGAAAGACCCCGTTGATGGTTCCAACCTTAAGGCACTTTGTCCATCAACCGTTGGAAAGAAATCAATTCTTAAAGATCTGTTCTGGAAATTAAAGAACTCCAATTCTGCAAAGGACCAGGAGCTTTCGAAGAACTTCTCCAGAAAAGAAGATTTCTATTCTCTAGTTCAGATCGTAAAAGATCCAAACAGACCTGATCTCGAAGGAAAGATTATGATCATGAAATTTGGAAGAAAGGTCAACGATATTATTGAACAACAAATCAAACCCGAATTCGGAGCCCCATCTAATCCATACGATCTTTTTGAAGGAAGAGCTTTTGGTCTTCATGTTAGAAAAGTTGGAGAATGGAATAACTATGATCTTTGCCAGTTCGTTGGTGAAAAATCTGCACTTGTAATCGACGGGGTAACTGTTGAAAAAGACGAGGAATCGAGAACAAGAATTTTAGGTTATCTCAAAACTGGTCCACAGGATCTGGAAAAATACGACTTTAAGGACTGGACCGAAGATGAGCATGAGAAAATTATGAAAATCGTCAGAAATACTATCCCTGATGGAAGAATGGTTGCGGAAATTATTGGAGGGTCTTCTTCTGGAAGTACCTCAAAAGCTTCAACCTCGGCTGACGACTTTTTATCATCAACACCTGTTTCGGCCCCTGCACCTAAGAAAACAGCACCTCCAACGGAGGAATTCTTTGGATTCGACGACACCCCTACACCTAAATCTGGGTCTAAGAAAGCTTCCCCTTCCTTAGATGATCTATATCAAGATCTTTAATAATCACACAAAATGATGAAGATCTATGGCCACATTAGAGAAGTCGGTATCTATTGATCTGGCGAGAGTCAAAATGCTCGTCAAAACAGTATTAGACTCTAATTTTAAAAATGAACCTCTTAAGGCCGTAATCTATCAAGCGGGCAACAGGCTTAATTTCTGTTGCCCGTATTGTGGTGATTCCCGGGACTACAAAAAGAAAAGAGGCAATCTGTATCTTGATTCCTTATCCTATAAGTGCTATAACGGGGGATGCGGAGTTTTTAAATCCCTTACTTACTTCATGGATGATTTTGGATTTTCAGATCTCCTCACGGGAGATGAAAGATCTGAAATAATCTCTATTGCGAAGGAGAATAACGTTAGGAGAAGAGTTAGAAGCACTGTAGATCACTTTATTTCAGAGAACTATAAGGATGTTATTATCAGCAGGGAATCTCTCAAGGAAAAACTTGGACTTACCGAATGCACTGGGTTGATCCAGAAATATCTGGAGGATAGAAACCAAAGAGTAGATTCAAAATTTCTTTGGGATCAAAGTCGGAGAAATCTTTATGTACTTAATCTCACTGCAGATGAGAAAAGTGTTATAGGTCTACAGATCCGTAATATGTCCAGAAAGACCGGTAGTAGTAAGTATTATACATATAAACTTTCTGGGATCTATAAGAAACTCCTCAAAACAGAAACCCCTGAAATTATCCTCAAAGCAGAGGAGGTTGACCCCGTCTCAACCGTTTTTGGATTTTCCATTGTTGACATTGATTCTATGATCACGGTTTTCGAAGGACCTATGGATTCTTTCCTCTGTCCAAATTCAATTGCGCTCTGCTCAATAAACAACCCGTTCCCGTTCGAAGTTGATAATAAGCGTTGGCTATTAGATGGAGATCAGGTGGGGAGAGATAAAATGAGGGATCTTCTCTTAAAAGGAGACACGGTATTTTTATGGGGAAGATTTATCAAGGAAAATAATCTTCCCGAAAGAGATAAGTGGGATCTTAACGATGTGGTAAATTATGTTAGATCCGAGGGGGTCAAAATAAAAAAATTAGATAACTACTTTTCGAATAATAAATGGGATCTTTTGGAAATATAGATATATTATACATGGAGAAAATTCAGAATGAATGGGATGACCTAGCGGACATTGAGAGAGATAAAAGCCCTATCAAATTCCCAATCACTATAGAAAAACTAGACCTTCCTATTCTTGGAACAAATCTTGAAAATTTTGCACCATCTCCTGCTATAATTAAATCAACCAAGATTGTTAAAGTTGAAGAGATCAGTCTAAAAAAGAGCAAGAGAAAATGCAACAAACTAATATAGAAGAACAGAAGCAGGACTTTTCGGTCGTGTTTTCCAATGAGAGAGAAGAGTGGAAAGAAAAAATTCGCGAGCTCTCCATCAGATCTAGGAATATTAGAGAATTGGGTGAAGTTCAGATAGAACTCTATTCCAGCAGGCAGATCTTATTGGAGTATGCTTACAAACTTGGGCAGATCCTGATTAAACTCAATACAAAATACCGTAAAGAAAGAGGGGACAGAATGAAATTTTATTCAGAAATGTCTCAGGTCAAGTATGGTACAAACGAAAAAACACCCCTGATCGAAGCAGATCTTTCGGATCTCAAAGAAAGAATAGACCTTGTTGATAATCACATGTCATTCATGAATGAGTCCATTAAGACAGTTGATCACTTCCTTTATGGGATAAAATCAAGGATATCCCTAGAAACATTTATGAGAGGAGGACAGTAAAGAGAAAAAATTCTTGCTAGAGTATGACAGATATATAAACTGTCATGAATATTTATAAAATAACGAATTTATTGAATGGTAAGATTTACATAGGGCAGGAAAAGAATTACAATCCAAATTACTATGGAAGTGGCATATTAATAAAGAAAGAAATAGAAATCCTGGGGAGGGAGAATTTTAGGAAAGAAATTATAGAATACTGCCATAACATACAGGATCTTAATAAAGCTGAAATTTTTTGGATTAAAAATTATAATTCTACAAATCCAGATATAGGTTACAATTTAGCAAAGGGCGGTTCTTTGTTTTATATGAGTAGTGAAATAGCTAAGAAAATATCTGAAGCCTTAAAGGGTAAATATAGAGGTAAGGATTCTTCCAGATATGGATCAAAATTAACGGAAGATCATAAGAGAAAAATAAGTGAATGTAACAAGGGACGCAGATGGAGTGAAGAGAGTAGGGAAAAAGCATCGAAATCCAGGAAGGGAAAGGAGATGTCTTATGAGACAAGGAAGAAAATTTCAGAAGCTAAAATTAACATTCCATTAAAGGTGGATCACAGGGATAAAATATCTAAAGGGATCACCGGTAGGATACATTCAGACGCAAATAAACTAAAAATATCTATTGCCAATATGGATAAAAAACAGAAGCATTCTAAAATTGTATCAGCATTTAATATGAATACAGGAGAAGCTAAAAAATTTAACAATATATCATCTGCTGCCCGATTTTTTAATGTTTCAAGGGGAACAATTAAACATGGAGCTGGTCGAAAAATAAAAGAGTGGATAATAAAATTAGAATAATGTAGTAATAATATGATTTCATTAAGAACCTCCGATGATTTAAAATTCTTAGAATTAATAAATTACACTGAGGGATGGGAAAAAAGGCAATTGGAGTTATCTTTAACTAAAAAAATTCATAACCATTTTTTCCATCCTCTGGTGAAAAAAAAAAATATGGAATGGTGATATTTGCTTTGTAGATAAAAGATCTACCTTTTGGAGGATCCCTATTGGTTTATGGAGCGAGATTTATTCCATATGTGAAAAATATAATATCGATGTATCTATCGATGGATTGGATAAACTCATAGATACATCATTAAACCTAGATAATTTTACTCTTTGGTGTAATGAATTCTTCAAGGATAAAAAATTCAAGCCAAGAGACTATCAAATAGAATCTGCATGGAAAATCATAAGATTTAAACTCAGTGTTTCTGAGGTTGCTACATCATCAGGAAAAACCCTTATTGCATTCATGGTTCTTGCATATCTTAAGAAAGTCCATGGCATTAAGAAATTTTTGATGGTAGTTCCTAATGCTAACCTTATTATGCAGGGAAGCGAGGACTTTGAAGAATATGGGCTGGACGAACTTGATGATTGTGAGCTTCAGCAAATTCATGGTGGAAACAAGAAGAAAATTTCTTCTGGCCTGATGATAGGGACATACCAATCTCTGGTTAAGATGGAACCTGAATTTTTCGATGATGTCGAGGCTGTTTTCGTGGATGAGTGCCATCAATCTCATAGTGCATCGATTAAAAAAGTTGTTTCTCTTTGCAATGATGCTAAATGGCGATTCGGTCTTTCTGGAACATTGGCTAATAAGGGGACAGCAGAATATTTAACAATACAGCAGTTTCTTGGTCCCTTGGTGATGGAAATATCCCCTAAATTTCTATTTGATAATAATTATGCCACCCCTGTCTCTATTAAGATAGTTAAAATGGATTGGTTGGATTCTGAGATTAAAGAGAAGCTTTCCACTCTAAAGGAAAACAAGGATGAAATAGAAGGAAATGAGATTTTCAATATAGAGAGAAAACTTGTAGTTTCTTCCGAAAAGAGGCTAAAATATATCATTGACTTCATTTGTAAGGTCTCTAAGAACTCCCTGGTTCTATTTCAGTCTGTTGGTGAAGGATATGGAAAGAAGATCTATGATGGAATCAGGGAATTAACTTCTGATAAGGAAGTGTATTATATCGATGGCGATACCCCAACGGATTTAAGGGATTATTTTATCAATAAGATGGAGGAGGGAACTAACAAGATCCTAGTTGCTTCATTTGGTACATTATCCACCGGTATATCCATTAAAAATATCCATAATATTTTTTTAACGGAATCCTATAAATCAGAGATCATAATCAAACAGACCTTAGGGAGGGGAATGAGGCTCTTCGAGGGAAAAGATAAAGTGATCGTTATAGACTTCGTTGATGATTTTTCTTTCAATGGTAAAGCCAACTATCTACTTAAGCATTCACAGGAAAGGATCGAAATCTATAAAAGAGAACACTTTGAATATAGAACCTACGAGGTTAAACTTTAAGCTCCGGATATATAGATAAAAAAGAAGAATGCAGAATCTCTTAGAATATGAGTCATTTTATGAAGCCAAGAAGGAGGATCTCTTTTTTGCCAGACATAATATGTCTTCTAACTATGCCGACAGAGCTAGATCTTATGGCATCCCTATCCCTGGAAATTCGATATTGACTAAGGTTTATAATTTTTTAGGTGGATTTGAGAACTACCTAGACAGATTTGCCAGTGCATATTCTTCCACCATGAAGCAAAGAAGAGCTGAACGAGGTGGGGGTCCTAATACTGGAATAGAATCAATATTCAAGCTTTTTTCTGCTGTTCCTGGAGTTTTAAAAAGAATATTTGGACCTTCGGTCATGAAGTATAAAGGTGCAGAAAAGGACCAAGTTAGTTTGGAATTGATGAGACACACTAACGAGGTTTATATGAAGGAGGATCTACCTAAAATTAAAAATCAAGGGGATCTCGCTAGAAATCTTGCAGATCTCTATCAGAAAGCGGGAGTTAAGCCCAAGCAAAATCCAGCATTGGACGAGATAGCAAGAAATAGAGCCGCAATCTATTTTTCAAAACATCCGAATGAGATTCCAGTTGATAGGGAAAATTTCATACTCTTCCTGAAATAGCATCGATATACTAAAATAACAAAAAACAAAATGAACAAAAAGTTTTCAACTTCAATTAAGGAAACCAGAGAAAAACTAGCTGAACAGGAAGTGATTCAGGAGAGAAATAAGTATCTGGAATTTTCTAAGAAATACCATAAAAAGCATGGTGTCTCTGGACCATTCGATAAAAAGTTTGGAGGAAATAAGAAAAAGCAGGAGGAATATATGGAGGGTCTTGCTTCCGCTTGGAACGATTACAAAAAATCCCATGGTATAAAATCTAAGAAATTTAATTGGGTTAAGGAGGGAGTAATGGAATCAACCCAGAAGGCTTCTGAATTAGCAAGCTCCATGATTGGTGATGGCGGTGATCCTAACTATTGTTTCGTAACTGTTTCTGATGATTACTATTTCACGAAGGAAAACAAAAAAGTTAAGTATTCAGAAGCTTTTAGAGAAGCCCCGGTTGCTATTAAAACAACACCAGATTTTGGAGCCGTAACATTTGGACCCTTCATGAATATTGAGGAATCCAAGACATTCTCCAATAGTGTGGAACTAGATGAGCTTAATGGGCCAAGAACGATTAAAATCGAGGATAGAAAATCTGGACTCGTTTTTGAAAAAGCTTTAACTTGTGTTCTTCAGCCTACTTGGTTTGAAGAAACAAAGGAGGAAGCAGTTATCTCTGAACCTTTCCCTGCTAGTGGACAAGTCGGACCAGAATCTGAAGAATCTGAGGAGGATACCGATTCCGAATCTGAAATAGAAGATGACGAGGAAGACTTTGAATTCTCTGGTGATGAAGAATAAAAAATATGATAGAAAATTCCTTTCAAAAGAATATTCTGCCCTCTCTATTAGAACACTTCATAGGCAACCACGTTTTTGGTGTTAAAATGGGGGAAGACTCGGTTATATTTAAAACTGAGATAGGAACTCAAGGACTAATTTCTAAAAACACAAACGGTGATTGGGATATAATTATAGGAAACGAAGTCATTTACGAAGTTGAGGACGAACTTTTTGGAGCATTGATGCCATCAAAAGGAAGGGTTCAGTTAGATGAGTATTATGAAAAACTGAATGCTCTTCTCGCAGGAAACCTTAAATACAGATCGAAAGTCCTAGTCATCCATATACTGAAGACCCTGGAATACTTCATTCTGAACGCACAAATAAATCCAAGAATTCCAATAAAAGTTGGACCTTTTTTGGTTTTTACCAGTAAAATAACGGGAAAAAATATTCTCTGTCTTAATTAAAAACAAAATGGCCGGAATTAATCAATTATCAGATATTTTTAAAAAGAAAGGAAAGGAATTTGTTGATAAACTTTTCAACCAGATCGTAACTGTTAGTGAAAAGCTGGATGGATCTATTTTTGCTTTCGAGAAAAACCTTACAGATGAAGTGATTTCTTTTTATAAAAGGGATCAGGATAATCCTATTTCTAAGATTGATCGAATCTTAATGTCTTATTATGAGAGACCAATAAACTACATCGAATCTCTTTCACCTGAGATTCGATCACAAATTCCTAATGGATGGAGATTTGGTATGGAATATTTCTGCGATAATAAACCAGTCAATCTTGCATATCAGAGAGAACCTAAAAATGGACTGGTACTCACTCACGTCATAGTAAAGAATGAAATTGGGGAACAGGTAAGAACCATTATTGAAAAAAAGGAATTGGATTACTGGGCGGATTTATTAGAAGTCGAAAGATCTCCTATAATATTTCAGGGAATGCTCAATGAGGATCAAAAAATAAAGATCCTTGAATATCTCTCCACCTCTTATATAGATATTCTTAAAAAGTATAAGACTGATAGCTTTGTCAGATTCATGATATCCATTCTAAATCCCGAAATGGAAAAAACTGCCCTAAATGATTCTCTGGATTCGCCAATAGAGGGGGTGGTTTTTAGATTCGGTGAACTTGATGGAGTCGGGGAAAGCTACGTTGCAAAGATTGTAGATCCAGTTTTTCTTGAGATAGTCAGAGAGAAAAAATCAACGTCAAGGGATAAGCTACCAAATGATATCTATTCATTAGCTCTAATCGATGTTATGAATTTCATACTTGAGAAAGGGATTGATTCGTTCAATGTCTCTGGTGAAGAACCCGAGACTAGATATGTCAATTTTGTTTTTGATGTGTTTCTTAAATTTGTAGACCTCTATGGAGACAGATATAGAGGTGTAGATTTTAATGAGCCCGAATACTTTAAGAGAGATGAGTTTAAGATTAATAAGGAACTGATTCCTAATGAGCAGGTTAAGGAAAAAATAGACGAGGATGAAAGCTATGAGACGTTACTTCAGATCCTGCTTTCTGCATTTAGAAAGCTAAAGAAGAAACCGCATGGATTTTTCACCGAGGGAGTTGTTGAACAGTTTAATCTATTGATCAGAGATATTGCTGATTATATTAATGCCAAGAAGCAGGAACCGATCCAGGAATCCTCTGGAATACCAACCTTTGGCCAATTCAGAAAAATTCATCGTGAATTTTCTTTATTGAATGAAAGCGAGGAAGAAACCCAGGAGGAAGAAATTCCAGAGAAAATTGACGATAATGAAACCGCGGGGACCGCAGAAAAAACCAACGAATTCTTTGCCTATAATGATTTCAAAAAGGTGATAAAGACACATAAAGAAAAAGGAAAGGACAAGAAGATCAATGAGAACGCAGAAAAAGTTAACCTGATTATTGGAAAATTCCAGCCATTTAATAATGGACATTTAAAAATGGCGATGAGAGCCAAAAAAGAAAATGGATATCCAAGTGTTATATGTGTTTACCGACCATCCAAAACGAATAAGAAATACCCATTCTCTCACGATACACTGGAGAAAATGATGTATGGCGTAAAGGAGGAATATCCTGACTTAATCAAGGAGTATTATTTTATTGGAAGAGATTTTCTAGACGAAGCATTCGAGGGACTTTCTGAAAATTATTATCCTGTTAGTATTTGTGTAGGAGAAAAAAATTATTCAAATCTTCATTTGCAGAGAGATTGGACCAGATCCAATGGAGCACTAATCAATGAGGAAATCAAGTTATTCAAAACCCCAACTTGGCTGAGCGGAAAAGACGTCAGAAATCTTATTAGGAATGAGAACTTTACTCAGTTTAAGAAATCTGTCCCTAAAAGCGTTAGCCTTTTATATAATCAGTTCCTTTCGGAAATGAGTGGATCCGAGGATATATAATTCAAGTAAGATTCAAAGATGCAGAATAGAAGGATAGCTTCCTGGAATGATTTCAAACTTTTAGAGCAAATATACAAAGATCTCGAATCAGAAGATCAAAAAATATCCGAAGAGGCATTCAGAAAAATGAGAAGTGCCTGCTACAGGGTCATGGGTCAATACCCGTTATTTAGAAGTCTCTTAAGCAGCCTTATTATTAGGGAGAACAAAAATCTCGCCTATAAAACCATGGCTACCGATGGTCTTAGCATTCATTATGATCCTAATTTTGTAATGAATGAACCTATGGGAATGCTGATTTGGGTTATTGTCCATGAGATTATGCACAATGTTTTGAAACACTTCGATAGAAAGTTTGCAGAATCCGATCCTGTTTTATGGAACATGGCATGTGACTATGCACTTAATCCCTTGATAACATACAATACGTACAATCCTTCCCAACCTCCTACGGAAGCGGATTATCCCGAAGGATGTCTTTTTCCCGGATGTGGTCAATATGAAGGTGACGAAAAATTCGAAGGACTAACATCAGAGCAAATATTTAAGATTCTTAAGGCTAATCCCCCAAAAGAAACCCCACCTCCCCCTCCACCCCCACCTCGTCCTAGAGATCCCAATCCATTGATTGTTGGAGATATCATATATGACGAAAAAACTGGAGAGTATGGAATAGTGACTTCATTCGATGAGAGCACGGGAGAGATTATCTTAGATCCTATTGATAAGAGTGAGGTTAGAGAGGCGGTAAAAAATCAGGGCTTATAATAGGAAATAAAAAATTCAGAAAGCATAGATGAAAACGAATATAAGCAGAGTAATAAGGATCAGACTCAAAGACACGCTAAATCAGGGGCCAGGAGATCTGGAAGCTGGTGAACCTAAAACTATTTACTTAGAAAAAGATCCACCTAAAGGGGGAACTGGCGGAGCTGGAACTGGCGGAACCGGAACTGGCGGCGGAGCTGGCGACGGCGGGGGTCAAGATGATTCTATTCCAGATCCATCTAATGCATATTCAAAAGATAAGGCAGAATTCGATAGGCAATACGAAGAGGACTTTGATTATAAAGAAGATAAAACTAAGGTTACATGGGGAGAAATACTTCCCGGAGGCGCCTTAACCTCCAAAGAGGATTCGGATGTTTCTAAGGCCTCGATTTCTTCTAAATGGGATGAAATGGTTCGAAGCGCAATGGCGCAAAACCTCGATGATCCTCTTTCAAAAAGATTAACTAAAAAATTGCAGGGCCTAAAATCCCCGGTGGTAGACTGGAAAGCAGAGCTGGCCAGATTTATAGAAAAGGTAATCACAAAAGTAACTTATAAGCTTCCTTCTAGAAGATTTAGTGCACAGAAAACAGCCCAATATGGATATAAAAGAACCAGGGAGGAAGTTGAATGTATAGTTGTAGCAATTGATACATCAGGCTCTATTTCCGATAAAATGGTCCATCGCTTTCTAAGCGAGACTCAATCTATAGTCGCATCCTTCGATCCTAGAGATTTGTATGTTATATTTTGTCACACTGACATTTATAGAGTTGACCATTATCTACCAGGTGAAAAAATATCTGACGGTCAACTAAAATCCGGAGGAACTGAATTCTGGCCCCCTTTTGCATGGGTACAGAACAACCTGATTAACGAGGGAATTACCCCTGCGATCTTTATTTATTTTACCGACGGATACGCAAAATTTCCAAGCCCTAATGATTACGAAATTGGAGAATATGCAGGCAAAGTGATTTGGGCAGTTCTCAGCTTCGATGGATCACCAAGTCCCGTAGAAATACCATGGGGAAATAGAATGGATATAATTTTACCAAATAAAACAAGCAATCTATAAGATATATAGACTAACAAAAAAACAAGCACAGAATGAAAAGAATTTCAAATTTCAAAGAGTTCGTAAATGAATCCTACGTTGCTAATGCCATGAAGAAGGTCAAGGACTGGGCTACATCATTTGTAAAGAACATACAAGATGGTTTAATTAGAATTATTCCATCCGGGCCAAAAGCAGGAAAGCCAGTCGCTGTTTTATTCGACGGAGCTAAGGGATCAATCGCAGATCAGCTTGCTAGCTTCTATGAAGGAACCCCATATGCTGAAGTGGTTAAAGAAGCCAAAGTTCCTTTGGAATATCCCAGAGCGGATGATGTACTAAACGTCGGCGTTGATGAGCTAAAGAAAATGCTTAAGACCAGATTAAAGGCGGTACTAAAAGCTGGAGGAGACGAAAAAGAAATTCTAACAGTTAAGCCTTTTTTCATTTTCGGTGCACCTGGTATCGGAAAAACAATGATAGTTGCTCAGGTACTTGATGAACTTAGTAAAGAATTATCATTGTCTCACCCTTTAAACTTACATAACGTAGACGGTGAATTTGCAGAACCAGTAGACTTTGCCGGTGTTCCTTCCGTTGTTGATGTTGAAGAACCTAGCGAAGCTTCACCATTTGGTAAAGGTGTAACAAGATCAAACGTTTCGGTCAACCTCCTTCCTTTTGATAATGGTCCAGGAGATGCCGGTGGTATCATATTCATAGATGAGATCAACCGTATGGATAAAGAGGTTGTTAAGGTATTTATGAAACTGGCTCAGAGCAGAAGACTTGGAGCAACATATACAATTCCACCAAAATGGTACATTGTAGCTGCAGGAAACAGAAGGGAAGATGATCCATCCACAGTTAAAGATCTTGGAACCGCACTTAGAGATAGATTCTCTGTTGTTAATTACGTACCATCATCTAAATCATGGATTAAATATGTTTCGGAGGATCCAAGATTAAAGAATGTTGTTCTTCCTGAATTAATGGATTTCTTTGAATTCTCAGAAGACTACTTCCATAACCTCGATCCCGCTAAGCAACTTGTTAAGTTCCCTACTCCTAGAGCATGGGTTGATGCTTCATGGGGAATAAAGAGAAGAATGGAAGAGCTTGAAGAAGAAGGTAAAGAGAAAATTTCACTTCCTGAAATTAAGAAACTCTTCCAACTTGAAGTAGGAGCAGATGCTGCACAAGCTTTCGTAGATTTCTATACACTCGTATCCGAGCTAAATATTAAAGACGTTGTGAAGGTATTCACAGATCAAAAATCTGCACCGCTCCCTAAACGTGGAGGTGGATCCTGCGGATTTGAGCCAATGCACACGCACGCTTGGATTTGCGCCATAGTTAAAAAGAGCCGCGAAATGGAAATTGGATTAGATGAAGTTAAGAACTTCGCTGACTATCTGGTTAGACTAAACTGCCCAGAATATGGAGCAGCAGCAGTTTCATCCTTCCTGAATGCTAATCGTAAATTTAGAGCCAATGACGAAGCTATAGATCTGTTAGGATCTTTGCTCGTAGAATGGTCCAAAGACGTCGATCCATAATGAACATAAAGAGATACAAAGAATATTTAGAAGAAGGCCAGAAAAAAGATTCTGGCCTTTTTTCTACTGCAGATAAGGTAAGGAAGCAAGGGATAAGCTTCGCGAAGCTTCTATTGAATGCAAGAACGATCTCAGAATCGATGAGAGAAAGATTATGGAGTGCTATGAAAGTTTGGATAAATACTATGAGAATTTATCATTACGGGCTTCCATGAATATTCTCATAAAAAAAGGAGACAGCTAAAAATGAAACATCTAGTATTATTCGAGGACTATATTTTTGAAGATGGTTATGGCAAAAATTATTTTTTCGCAGAAAAAACTGAAAAGGCCATCTTCTATTATTTCAAAATAAATGAGAGTGATGACCAAAAGGGTTACATTCTTAAAATATCCAAAAACTGTATACTAACCACTCCAGAGGGATCTGAAAATTCCTATGGGTGTCTTAGAATTGAACCAATCTCGATCTCTACAATGGACGATCACTTAGCTAATGAAACCGAATTTAAGAGAAGAGAGGACGATATGATAGAACTTGAAGATGGGGAGCTTCCTAGAATATACAAAATAGTCTCAGAAGCAATAGAAGACTATCTACAGAAAAATCCTAAAGTAACCACTATCTATGACGAGATGTTGCTCAATCTTTCATATCCTTCTAAGAAGTATAAAAGAGAGGTTGAATCAATGATGCTTGAATGGAGTCACGGAAAATGGGCTTTTCAAGATGGACCAGAGAAAAAGATTCTAATATACCAAAAAAGAGATCACGCGTAATGTCTCATATTTTAAGTTATAGCGACTTTCTTAATGAATCAAGGATTGCTATTGCTTGGACCGGAAAGAATGAAACTAGGGACTCTATATTAAGTTTTATAGGGGAGAAGGAAAAGGTCACAAGAATAGAACTAGACGAGTTTTTACTTTCCCTCCCCGAGGAGAAGGGAAAGAAGGCAGATTTCAGATGGATCAAGAGAAACAAGCATCTGATCAAAAGACATATAGAGGAGAATGGACCTAATTTTTATACATTAACCTCATTGGGAAAAAGAATTCTGAGATTATCCAGAATAAATGAATGAAACTATTCCCTTTCCCGCTGTAAAATATTCAAAAAATAACAAAATGGAAAATTATAACAAAATCGTAGCCCTTGTGGTACTAATGAAGGAGGATATCGATAAATTCTTCGTAAAAGGAAACAAATCAGCAGGTACCAGAGTAAGAACTGCATGCCAGGATCTTAAAAAATTAGCACAAGAACTCAGAGGTGATGTTCAGGAGGCTAAGAAATCAACCAAGTAATCATTTTTTAACTATTAAATATCAATAACGATGAGTTACTATCTATGTAAAGTAAACTTCTCTAGTGGAGAAGTATCAAAAAGCGGAAAAGCTAAAGTCACCAAATCTCAAATCCTAGTAGAAGCTGAAAGCGTTACTGATGCTGAAACTTCCCTCCATAAGCACTTAGGAGGCGATGCAACCACTGCACACTTGGATTTTGAAGTGACCGCAGTTTCTCAATCCCAGATAGAATCTGTTTTACAGATTAAGGATTCGAAATAATCCTACTAGCTGAGTCATCAAAAGCCGCACATGCGGCTTTTTTTGTGTGCTGTGTTTAATTATTTTAGATATATAGTACATGAGAAATCTATTGAGCTTTGATTCCTTTATTATTGAATCTGCTGAAACTGGAAGTTATGAACCACCAAATAGTCCAGTAAAAATACCAGCAGGTGATACTGGCTTCAATATGGTACAGAAGAACTATAATAGATTTATGTGGACTTTGAAAGATGCCAAGAAAAAGAAGAAGAAAAAGCTAAATAGAGCTTCGATACAAAAACAATAAGAATTATGCCATCAGTTAGTGCAAGTCAGCAAAGATTAATGGGACAAGCATACGGAGTTAGACAATTCCGTGATTCCAATGGCGAGAAGGGTTTAGATCCAAAAGACGTAAACCCAAAATACAGGGATCAAATAGTTTCTATGTCAAAGAGTATGACAAAAAAACAGCTAAAAGATTTTGCGGGGACCAAGCATAAAAACCTACCTGAAACTGTAGGGGAAGAAACTATCAAGGACATATATTTTAAACTCTCGCCGGATTCACAATATGATAAAAGTAAAAAAGCCCAGAGAAAACTTCAGAATCTAGTGGACTATAGAGAATGGCTTTCAAAAAATAAATAACAATGGCAGAACTTAATGAAGATTGCGGATGTGGTGCAGCATCCTATGAAACAACAGAACAACCAGTTCAGTATCACAAGACACAAGATCCTATGGTGGGAAAAAGAGTTCAACTACATGACGGAAGAAATGGATTGGTTGATGACTCTATTCGAAATTCAAGGGGCGAAGTTATTGGATATGTGATCGAGGGAGACAAAGGAAATTTTAGGGTTTTCAGAGATAAAGTGATGGGAATTCTAGATGAGTCCGATGTGATGGCAACCCCAGCAAACGTTGTGGGTATGGGAGACGTTGCTCCTCCAACTAGAACATCTACAGGATCTGGAGATCAGTTTCCAACATTGACTGTGGGAACTCCCGCAGCTAAAACCAAAAAGAAAAAGACTGAAGAAAAACCAGAGAAGAGAAAGTCATCAGTGATGAGCTTTAAAGATTTCATGGGAAGTGCCAAAAAGACTCAGATGTAATAAAAATTAGAATTCCTCTTGATATTGTATCTATCAATCATTCTATATAGAGTTCTAGTGCTTATTCCTAGCTTTTTAGCAGCCTTTTCCTGTGATCTTTCCTGATTTAATGCAAGCAAGCAATTTTTCAACTTTGCATCATCCAGTCTATTAGGGGAATTCATTTTTTTCTTTATTTCCTCTATAACTAGATAATTTTCATCAAATTCTACCCCTGCTGCTATATTAAGCAACTGAACATCCTGCATTTTAGCATGACATATAAAAGAAGCCTCGTATTTATAGGCTTCATAGTTTTTTAATCCTTCCGCAATCTTTATGTATATTGGGTATTTACCCAATTGATTTATTTCTTCTATCTTCCCCTGAACATGATGATTTTTTGGACTAAATATTCTATCATCTACCCCCTTCCCAACGTAAAAAGGAGTATACTCCAGATGAACACCAAGAATTTGGCGGTTAAAAATACTTAGAGGATCTAAAATTGCATAAACATAATATGGATGATCGACTTCCTGGAATCCAACATATTCTAAAATATCTATATTCATCGGGTCACCTATTTCCATTATGGACAAATCTAGATATTTTATAATAGCATCTTCTATGACTTCATCCAATTCTTCCGAATCTATTTTGGAAAGTATAGAGTCTAAAATTCTCTCCCTGATATTTATTTTGATCTTTGTCTTTTTCATGAATTATATATCATAGATGTCTTAAAAAATCGACGAGTGCCATAAAAAAATGACCTAAGAATCCCTATCGTATGACAGAATCGCATAAAATTATTTTTGGAACATAATTTGGAGCGGAATTACTAAAAAATAATATTATGAGAAAAGACCTATTACGAGACCTGAACACTGAGATCAGAGAACTTTTTGATCTCCACCGAGAAACATCGGACTTTTTCGTCAACATCTTCAATGAGGTTGCAACGAAAGAAAAGATAATAATAAACGTTCCTGGATTTTCAAAGGATGATCTCAGGATCACCCTAGATCCAAATGGATACTTAAAGATCTCTGGAGAGAAGGAAATAGAGGGCGAAATCAGAAAGATTCAAAGATCCTATCTTATTTCTCCATATTTGAACGGTATAGACCCTGATAAAATCGAGGCTAAAGTGGAAAATGGGGTTTTGGCTATTAAGCTTTCTAAGAAAGAAGAATCCAAAAAACTACCGAAGGAGATCACGATCCAGTAACTTTACTAAAAATTTTCTATAAAAAAAGGAATCTTTGGATTCCTTTTTATATTGACCATCAAAGAAAACACAGAAGTCTTTAGCTAATGTGTAGTTCATTGACTTTATCCAACTGATAAGAGACCATGTGAATATATAATGAAAACAAGTGATGGAAATTCGGATAGGTATAACTCAACCCAGGTTTAATTCCACATTCAGTGAATACCAGAGATGGATAAATGGCATTTCTATTCCATATCCCATAAGCATTATTCAATTACAAACTATCAATTCTCGGTCGATTTCGTTTCCTAATATACATGGGATAGTTTTTACCGGAGGAGCCGATATTCATCCCAGCTTTTATGGTGTTAATTCAGCGGATCCAATATCAGAAAGAGATCTTTGCGAGAAAGAATATTTCAAGCACTATTCAGGGAAAATTCCAATTCTTGGAGTATGCAGGGGAATGCAGCTAATAAATTCACTAATGGGCGGGACCCTATATGGAGATATTGTCACTGATATTAGCGAGAAGTATTCTATCCACCTCACACACAATAAGTTCTCGTCCTACCATAAAATAATCACTGAAAGCAGCTCGTTTATATCCGACGGGACTTATCTTGTCAATTCTCGTCATCACCAGGCCGTTAAAGATGTTGCACCCGAATTATCTATTAAGGGTAAAGCCGAGGACGGAACCATAGAAATCCTAGAGGATCCAGATAAAATATTAGTCCAATTTCATCCAGAAAGGGACGAAATCTGCGAGTTTGAGATCTCGAGAAGCATTCTCATTGCCTTTTCTAAAATGATCCTTAAAAACGCTTTTAAATAGCATTTCTATCTTTTATCATGTTTTGTGGAAACCTTATGGGATAAGGGTCATAAAAATAGGATGATAATAGATATTGAAAACCTTGGCAACTCTCTTAAAATCTCTCATTATAATGAAGATGGAGATATGGAATTTTTAAATCTTGATATCCCAAAATCACAGAGATTCATTTGGAGAAAAACCTCAGAAAGTGACAAATCTAAGGACACTGTTTGGAGATCATGGGATGGTTATCCAGTCAAAAAATCGATGGGTGAAAAATTCGACAAGTATCGGATAGTAGAAATATTAGAGAGCTTTGATAAGAATATCACTAAGCCACTTTGGGAGACTCAGGTCCCTAAAAAATATTTCGTCGATATTGAGACAGAGATCACAGATAATCGAGCTGATTCCCTGGATACTACCCAAGCTAAAAATAAAATCCTTTCTATCGGTATAGCGTCATCAATGGGAAAAATTTTAATCCTTGGAATAGATGAAATGCCACAGGAAAAAATCCTGAGCATAGAGAAGAGAGTCAAAGAGCACTTTAAAGGATTTAAGGGGGATTGGACATTTAATTATAGAAAATTCGAAACGGAATTTGATATGATTTATACCTTCTTAGCTAAACTCCTCCATAAGATGCCTTTGGTCACCGGATGGAACTGGTTTGGATATGACTGGCCATATATCCTTGGCAGATGTAAGAGACTTGGTATAGATCCTTCTATCGCATCTCCAAGTGGAATTTTATTAGGAAAGAACCAGATTCCTATGCACGTGCTCATGGTCGACTACTTGGAGATCTACAAGAAATGGGATAGAGTTATCAAGATTAGAGAATCCAATTCATTAGACTATGTTGCTAATGCAGCTCTGGGGGTCAAAAAGATTCAATATGGCGGAACACTCAAGGATTTATATGAGTCTGATTTTGAGACATATATTTTCTATAACGCAGTCGACTGTGTGCTGCTTCATTATATAGACCAGAAGTTAAACACGATGTCGACATTCTTTAAAATAGCCAACGTAAGCGGAGTTGAAATCAATCGTGCACTTTCGCCTGTTTGGACCACAGAGGTACTGATGCTCAGAAAGTTCTTAGCCAGAAACCAGGTTATAGTCTATGAGAGAAAGAACGACGTGGCAGTTAAATTCGAGGGAGCCTATGTGAAGCAACCGGAGAAGGGGATGTATGAGTGGATAGCTTGTTTTGACTTTGCCTCACTATATCCAAACACGCTAATCCAGTGGGGCATATCACCCGAGATATTCATAGGCAAAAATATACAAAATCCACCTGATGGGTCAATAGTAACATCCTCTGGAGCAGTATACCTACCAAAAAAAGATGAGGAGCCTATTCTAAAGGGTATCCTTATGGATTTATATTCAAAAAGAAAAGCCACTAAGAAGAAATATAATGAAACCCAGGTTGAAATAGAAAAAATAGAAAGGATAATAAAATTCAAATTCACAATTTAACTTTTCATCTGTATATCCAAATACTGTTTTTAAATCGAAACTCCCCCAAATTTCTGGATATAAAATAAAAAATAAATAAGCATGAATAATCAAAACTTTCAACAATGCTCTCATCTGGAGATTGAAAAAAATTACAATGAGATAGTTTCTAATGGAAACGATGCTCTATCGGTAATTTACAATATGCAAAAAAGTATACAAGAAGATGTATATGGCTACGATTTTGACGAAATCAGATCAACCATAGGAAATCTAAAAAAATTCATAGACTGGAATGAAGAAGCAATTAGAGATGAAGACAGGGAATTTCAATCTGCATTAACTGGAATTCACACATATCCGAACTGTTGGAAACCCTGGAAGACTAAGCACGCAGAGGCAATGAGAAGAAAATTCAGTGATTTGACGGAGGAAGAGCTTAAGGAACTCCATTTTGAATGGATTGATA